GTCCCACTTTCGGGGTAGCTTAGTTGGTCTTGTTAGGAGTTTAATAGTGGCACAATTAATTGATGATCGTAAGCAAGAGGTAGATGAGTTAGAAACAGAGGAAGCAGTCTCGGAAGATAATATAGAGGTAGCTGCCGAATCAAATACAGAGGAATTACCACAGCACTATCGCGGTAAAAGTCCTGCTGAGTTAATCAAGATGCACCAAGAGGCTGAGTCTCGGCTTGGTCAACAGGGTGAAGAAGTAGGTAAACTCAGAAGTATTGTTGACGACTTCATTCTTAAGCAAACCAAATCAAATGAACCGGAAGAGGCTGAAGAGATAGACTTCTTCGCTGATCCTGATAAAGCTGTAGAGTACAAGATTGCAAACCATCCAACACTAAAGCAGTTGGAGCGATTGGGTACTCAAATGCAACAAAGTCAGACGTTATCTGCGTTACAGCAGAAGCATCCTGACCTGAAGGAAATAGCTATGAGTCCTGAATTCCAGAAATGGATAACAGGTAGCAAAGTCCGTCAGCAGTTATACGAGCAAGCGAACAGCCAATACAACTACGATGCGGCAGACGAACTTTTTTCTACATGGAAAGAAATTCGCAATGTCACAAGGCAGACTGTAGAAGTTGAACGCAAAGAGCGTAAGCAAGCATTAAACGCAGCGTCAACAGGTGGAGCTTCAGGCAGTACAGAAGCGCCAAGCAAGAAGATATATCGAAGAGCCGACATTATTGAACTAATGCGGACTGACCCGAAACGCTATCAAAATATGTCTAACGAGATAATGAAAGCGTATCAGGAAGGCCGTGTAAGAAACTAACTTAGACTTACAGGTATATTGACATGGCAACATCTACTTTCCCCGCTACTGGCGGTTTTGTTGATAACACTTCGGCGGCAACCTTTGTCCCCGAAATTTGGAGTGACGAGATTCGTGCGGCGTATGAGAAGAACCTCATCCTCGCCAACCTCGTCAAGAAGATGACAATGAGCGGCAAGAAAGGTGACACGATTCACGTTCCTGCTCCTATCCGTGGCGCTGCTTACGCTAAAGCAGAAAACACTGCGGTAACTGTACAGAACGACACAGAGTCAGAAGTACAGATCGTCATTGACAAGCACTACGAGTACTCACGCATCATCGAAGACATTACTGAAGTGCAAGCTCTTGCTTCACTCCGTAACTTCTACACTGGTGACGCAGGTTATGCTCTTGCTCGTCAGATTGATAACGACCTCTTTGCTCTTGGTAAGTCACTGGGTGACGGCGATGGTTCTGATTGGACTAACTCTGCTGTTTACTACAATGACGCATCAACTGGTCTGACTGCTTACGCTGTTGACACTGTTGCTGCTGCTGACGTTTTCACTGACGCTGCTTTCCGTGCATTGATCCAGAAGCAAGACGATGCGGACGTTCCTATGGACAACCGCTGCTTTGTTATTCCTCCTTCACTGCGTAATGCAATCATGGGCATTGATCGTTATGTGTCTTCTGATTTTGTAGGCGGTCAAGTAGTCCAGAACGGCAAGATCGGTAACCTCTACGGCATTGACGTATTCGTTACTTCTAACTGCCCTGTCATCGAGACAGCCGCAGACAACGCAGCAGGTGGCGATGTTAAAGCTGCTATGCTAATCCACCAAGACACCATGATCCTCGCGGAGCAAGTTGGTGTTCGTTCGCAGACTCAGTACAAGCAAGAGTTCCTCGGAACACTGTACACTGCGGACACTCTCTACGGTGTTAAGGCATACCGCCCTGACAGCGGTTTCGTTCTTGCTGTAAACGGCTAAGAAGGAATGGGGGGTAGGGCAACCTGCCCCCTTATCTTATGAGTAAAAAAGACCCCAGAATACAGAAGTTAGGCGTAGATGGGTATAATAAGCCCAAACGTACCCCTAACCATCCCACCAAGAGCCATGTCGTATTGGCTAAAGTTGGTGACGAAGTTAAGACCGTAAGGTTCGGTCAGCAGGGCGTAAAAGGAGCGGGTAAGAATCCAACCACCGCCAAAGACAAAGCCCGAAAGAAGTCATATTACGCGCGACATAACGCGCAAGACTCTAACCCTTCCAAGTTGTCGGCTAGGTACTGGTCGCATAAGGTTAAGTGGTAACTAACAGGAATTCAAAATGGCAACGATAGTAACCAAGAACAGCTCTACCGCCTCAGCAGTCCCAACTACAAGTGACTTGGTTCAGGGCGAACTCGCTGTCAACGTCACAGACAAACGAATCTTCACAGAGAATGCGTCTACACAGATTGTAGAATTAGGAACTAATCCTTCTAGCATCACTACTGCTACAGCTACCGTTACTGGCACTTTAACCGCTAACGGTACTTTTGCATCTAGCAATGCAGTTATTACAGGCGGTTCAATCAACTCTACGCCTATTGGTGCGACTACCCCATCGACTATTGTAGGCTCTACAGTTACAGCCAACACAGGCTTTGTTGGCGGTTTAACGGGTAATGTTACAGGTAACTTAACTGGTAACGTCACAGGTAACGTCACTGGCGACCTGACAGGCAATGTCACAGGTAATGTCACAGCGTCTTCTGGTACGACTACTCTGAACGATCTAGTTGTTAACGGTACTGCCGACTTCACCAACACCAAACTGACTAACATCACTACACCGACAGCAGACTCAGACGCAGCAAACAAAGGCTATGTAGATTCTACAGTCGCAGCAGTCATAGATTCTGCTCCTGCCGCGCTTGACACGTTAAACGAACTAGCCGCCGCATTAGGCGATGACGCTAACTTCGCAGGGACAGTTACAACAGCACTAGCCACTAAGCTGCCTCTTGCGGGTGGTACGATGACTGGTGCGATAGCAATGGGTACGTCAAAGATTACTGGTCTGGGCGACCCTACTTCTGCACAGGACGCAGCGACTAAGACGTATGTTGACACAGCAGACGCACTAAAGCTCAACCTCACTGGCGGCACTATGTCTGGTGCTATTGCGATGGGGACTAACAAGATTACTGGTGTTGGCGACCCTACGTTAGCTCAGGATGCAGCAACTAAAGCCTACACAGACTCTATCTTAGGTTCAGCTACCTCAGCAGCAGACTCTGCCGCAGCAGCAGCCACATCAGCCAGTAATGCAGCCACATCAGCTTCAAATGCAGCTTCTTCGGCTACAGCTTCAGCTAACTCTGCTTCCGCAGCAGCGGCAAGCTACGATGCCTTTGATGACCGTTACTTAGGCGATAAAGCCTCAGACCCTACACTAGACAATGACGGCAATGCTTTATTAACTGGTGCGTTGTATTTCAACACCACTAGTGATGTCATGAAAGTCTATGACGGTTCTGCGTGGAACATCGCTGCTATCTCTTCAGCATCCCCAACCTTCACAGGCACAGTCACGGCTGATGGGCTGACTGTAGCAGGAAACGTGTCAGTCGATGGCGGCACTATCAAGCTAGATGGTAACTATCCTGTTGGGACGGATAATGTGGCGTTGGGTAATACGGCGTTGGATAGTTTAACCCCTTCTGACACTGATGGCAGACGAAACACCGCTGTCGGTTCAAATGCAGGTACGGCGATTACAACGGGCGAGCGGAACAGCCTCTACGGATACAACTCAGGAGTTTCTCTGACAGGCGGTGACAGAAATTCTGCATTCGGCGAACAATCCTTTGTTAGCGCCACAACTGGTTCAGAGAATGCCGTGTTTGGAACTTTTTCTGGCATTAATATTACAACGGGAAACAACAACACTGCTGTCGGAACGGGGGCATTATTTGAAACCACCACAGCCGACAACAACACTGCTGTTGGGTATAATGCGCTATACTGTAACACTACTGGTACTCTCAACACCGCCAATGGCGCTTTTGCGCTTTATGGAAACATAACAGGTAGCAACAACACTGCTACAGGTTTAAGCGCACTTATCTCAAACACTACAGGCGCTAACAACACCGCAAACGGAACATGTGCGTTATACTCAAACACTACCGCCTCTAACAATACAGCTACCGGCTTCTTTGCACTTCTATCAAACACCACGGGCGCTAACAACACAGCTAACGGCGTTCTGGCACTTTGTGCAAACACCACAGGTACTAACAACACTGCTACTGGTCGTGACGCACTTCAATCAAACACCACAGGCTCTTGCAACACCGCCAACGGCTACCAAGCTCTTTTCTCAAACACCACAGCCTGCAACAACACAGCTAATGGTTATCAGGCGCTTCAAAACAACACCACAGGCGCGAATAACACAGCAAACGGCTATCAGGCACTTTACTCAAATACCACAGGCAGTAACAACACAGCTAACGGAATGTGCGCGCTATATGCAAACACCACAGCCTCTAATAACGTAGCTAACGGTTTTGCGGCACTTCTTAACAACACCACTGGCGCAAGCAACACAGCCAACGGTTTTGCCGCACTTTTTTCTAACACCACTGGCTCTTTCAACACAGCTAACGGAACATGTGCGCTATATGCAAACACCGAAGGCTGTTTCAACACAGCTAATGGTTTTCAAGCACTTAATTCAAACACTACAGGCGGCCAAAACACCGCTAACGGTTATGCCGCACTTTACTTAAACACTACCGGCACTTGCAACACCGCCACCGGCATGAGCGCACTTCTTAGCAACACCACTGGCTCTAACAACACCGCTGCTGGGCGTGACGCACTACGCTTAAACACTACAGGCTCTAACAACACAGCCAACGGCAGAAGCGCACTTTTTTCAAACACTACAGGCTCTTGCAACACAGCTAATGGCACAAACGCACTTTGCGCAAATACCACAGGCGCTGCTAACACGGCTAACGGTGTAAACGCACTTTGCGCAAACACCACAGGCGCTGCTAACACGGCTAACGGTGTAAACGCACTTTGTAAAAACACCACAGGTTCTGACAACACGGCTAACGGTGTAAACGCACTTCGAAGCAACACTTCAGGTTCTGACAACACAGCTAACGGTTCTGAGGCGCTTCGATCAAACACCACAGGAATTCTCAACACAGCTACTGGAACGTGTGCGTTATATTCAAACACCACAGGCGGCCAAAACACCGCTACAGGCCAACAAGCACTTCTTTCAAACACTACAGGCTGTAACAACACCGCTACTGGCCGCCTAGCACTTCACTCAAACACCACAGGCGATAACAACATCGGAATCGGCGTAAACGCCGGACGCACTGGCGGCATTCCTGAGGGAATAGTCAACATAACCACCGAAGATAATCGCATTGTGATGGGTAATGATCTTCACACTTGCGCCCAAATCAAGATTGCGTGGACTGCGACATCCGACTGCCGTGACAAGACAGAGTTCAAAGACATCCCACACGGACTTGATTTTGTCAGAGCGTTAAAGCCTACAGAGTACCAGTTCAAAACAACACGGGACTCAGAAACAGCAGACGGCAAAAAGCGTTATGGTTTCTTGGCTCAGGACATCCTTCCACTAGAAGGCGACAACCCTGTTATAATCAGCGCAGACGATGCAGACAAGCTGCAATACACAGAGTCTCATTTAATCCCTGTGTTGGTTAAAGCCATCCAAGAACTAACTGCAAAAGTGGAGAAACTAGAGAATGCTTAACACCTACATCATTGAGGGTGGTATTGGCAAATGCACAGCCTTTACCGCTCTGATACCTAAGTTAAAAGAGAAGGCCGGTCAGGCGATACAGGTGTACACGCCGTATTTAGACTGCTTTGCTTTTAACCAAGATGTAGAGATGGCTTACGAGCATTCTATAGCCCTGCACGACCCAAGGATTACCGCGTCTGACAACGTGCTGTACTGCGAACCCTATAAGAGTAATTTCATCTTTGGCAAGCAGCACATCATTGAGTCTTACTGTGAGTTATTTGGCATAGACTACGACCCGTCTATGAAGCCTAAGATATACACCGAGCATCTTAAAGACAGGGCTGCGGAGTTTTTAAAGGCTAAGGAAATCACAGGAAAGTATATGCTTGTGCAATTCTCCGGCGGTCAAACGCCTGTTGGGTGGACGCCTAATAACCAGTACGTCAGTCATGACCCTAATCGCAATTACCCTATGTATATGGCGCAGCAAGTCATACATAAACTGCGTGAGGCTTATCCAGACGTTAGTATTATTGACGCCACTCTGCCCAACGAGCCAAGCTACGAAGGCTCTATTAAGTTTGAAGAACACTGGGCAGTTATCCACGAGCTATTAAAAGGCGCAGAAGGCTTTATTAGCATTGACTCGTGCCTAAACCATTTCTCGCCTAGTGCGGAAAAAGCCGGTGTAGTCTTATGGGGTTCTACTAGATGGACTCAGTTTGGCTACACTCAGAACACCAACCTCCAGTATCACATGAGCGGAGATTGGGACGAAAGTAAGTTTAACCCGCACGACCCACGAAACCTGCTCGTTGACCCGCAAGTCGTGGTTGATGAGTATATGAAACTACGAGGAAATTAAAATGCAAGATTTACAGCAAACCTACACAGCCGCAATGGACTCAGTAAACCTTCTTAACGCGGGTAAGCCTGCTGACACAACTGACGCAGATTGGGCAGACACTGTAAAGCGCAACGTCGATCATCTTGAGATTGTTGTTGCCAAAGAATGGACTGAGGACTTTGACCTTACTCCGTTCAACGACGCTATTGCCGCAAACAGCTAAATCGGGGTATCAAATGATTACCATAGCAAACCTAGAGCGTAATACAGCAGACGACGGAGTAATCGTTTGTCACTGGCGAGCAAACAAGGCTGACGGAGACTACACTGCCTCATCATACGGCACTGTGTCTTTCACGCCTGACCCAACGTCGCCAGACTTCACGCCTTTCGCAGACCTTACAGAAGCTCAAGTAGTTGGTTGGGTAGAGGCTGAGTTGGATATGGTAAGTCTGGAAGCTAATCTTGATGCTCAGATTGAGTCTCAGAAAAACCCTGTAACTGTTGCAGGAACACCTTGGTAAACTTAGGAGAAAATCTAATGGGTAAAGACAACAACGCTCGGATGATTACGATTGACGACATTGAGTACAACACAGAAGACTTTACAGATCAGCAAGTAGTCTTCACCAACCACTGCTTAGATCTGGACAGGAAGATTTCAAACATGAACTTCCAGCTTCAGCAGTTACAAGTGGGTAAGGATTCTTTCTTGAAGATGCTTACTGAGTCTTTAGAGACTGTTGAAAGTCATATTGACTAAAGGATATAACCTTGAGCCTTCTTGATTACGCCAAGACCGACCGCCAGAGAGAAACCATTATTGCTTGGGAAGAGTGTGGTCGTAACTCAGGAATGGTTGCGGCTAAACTGGGTATCTCTTGCTCTACTGTCCGCGACCACATTGCGTATGTGAAGAATACTGCGGCTGCGGCGGGGTACTCGGATAACTGGGATGCGACTCGTCACGTACCAGAGGGCGAGGTAGTTATAGGTCGGTCTATTTACACTCAAGATGATGAGGGTAACAAGGCGTGGCTGAAGACCAAGAGGACAATGACCGAAGCAGAGCGAGACAAAGCTCTGAAAGGTTTTGTTGACGGTCTGGTTAAAGGTCTTCCTAAATACAAAGCAAAGGCTAAACCTAAAAGTAAGAAGTTTGATACAGAAACTTTACCTACGATTGTAATCGGTGATGCTCATTTCGGCATGAGGGCTGACGCGAGAGAAACTAAAGCTCGTGATTATGATACTAAGATAGCATCTAATGATATGTTGGATGCTATTGAGTATTTGGTTGATGCTGCTCCTGCGTCCGAACAGGCACTACTGGTCAACGTAGGAGACTTCATTCACGCCAATGGCAGTAGTGGTACTACCTTTGCAGGAACGAAGCTAGACGTAGACACCAGAATAGAAGTAGTACTAGAAACAGCCGCTCAGACTTTTATGTTTGCGGTAGATAAGATTCTATCTAAACACAAGAACCTGACTATTGTCATGGCTCGTGGTAACCACGACTCAGATACGGCAATAGCATTGGCTTTGATCCTAAAGTTCTACTACTCAAAAGAACCAAGGGTCAACATACTAGACCCTCACGGATTCTTCCATACTCTACAGTTTGGAAAGAATCTTCTGGCGGTACATCACGGAGATAAGGTCAGGGCTGCAAAGCTAGGCGCTATTCTTCCTAAGATGTTACCAGAGCAGTGGTCAGCTACAGTCTATAGGAAGTGGTTAGTAGGACACATTCATCACCAGAACGCCATAGAGACTGATAACGGCGTTTTCGTGGAAGCCTTTGGCACTTTAGCCCCTCCTGACTCGTGGCACGCAGGGGCAGGATACGGAGCTTCTAGCGTGATGAGCCAAGTAGTATTCCATCGTGACGGAGGAGAGGTTCTACGTCATGTTTATCAAATCAGGGATTCTCGTAAAGTCCCTGACCTGACGCTATAGGTAGTAGTAGTATGGAAGACCGACTATCAAGAGTAGAGAAGAAGATAGACTCATTACAAGAGGCAATCATCTCATTGGCGCGAGTAGAAGAAAGGTTGGTTACGGTCTTTAACCGTCAGTCAAAGATAGAATCTCAAGTAGATAACATGGAACAGAAGATGGACGCAATGGCAGAAAACATTGCGACAACCATGGGTACGGAAAGGATTGTTTGGATACTTATTACTGCGGCTATAGCAGCGTTCTTTAACTTTACCTAAGAGCTTGTTATGGAAAAACTGTACGCGCAATTAGCACTAGATGCTTACAAAGACCACATACCAGCATCTATAAAAATAGAGAGTCGTATGACGTCTACTGTTGCTTTTATGCAGTTTACTCAAGAGTGTAATTACGTTGTCTTTCGCGGAACTAACTCTATTGCAGATTGGGTTTTTAACTTAACCGCCGTCCCTGCGTACTACAACGGACGATGGAGTCATGCGGGATTCTCAGCAGCGCATAAGTCCGTATGGAAGAGAATCAAAAGACTGTTAAACCCAAACAAGAAGACAGTATTCATTGGTCATTCTCTTGGCGGTGCGTTAGCAGAACTGTCTGCTTGGGCGTGTAAAGATTTTGATGATGTCTCTCTTGTTACTTTTGGTAAACCCAATGTATTTGTTCGTGGCTCTAAGAAAAGAATGAACCACAAGAATCAAATATCTTACGTTTCAGGTAGTGACGTTGTAGCGCGTATTCCCAAGATTGGTTATGCGCCAGATGATAACCAGGATTTAATATACTTTGATAACTGGGGTCATGTGTTATTCAACCCGCCTCGCGGTTATATCAAGAATGACTTTGGTCTTGGCGATTCTTTGTCAGATCATTCAATGAAAAGCTACAAGCAAATTCTAAATGATATGTACATTAGCGTGAATGAGTTACGTCAAATCAGAAAACCTATTATACGAACTGTTTAAGGATTCTTATGAACAAGATACTTGGTTGTACATTAATACTTTTTGGGCTTGCGAGTTGTACGCAGTTAAACAGTCTTGAGATTACTGCGGAGGACAACGCTATGGCCTGTATCAAAGGCAACACGTCTGCGACTTCAGGTGTGTTTGGGGGTAACATATCTGGAATCACAGTTGAACTCCCTGCCGGAGCTGATACGTCAAACTGGACAGCAGCAGAGTGGAAAGAATTAGCAGAACTTTGTGATTAACTATTGGACATACTCCCATGATTGTAGAGTTTCCAGACAACAAGACAGAACGATTAATAGAAGACGCAATGGATCAACTTGGCAACTGGGTAGAAGGCCAAATAGATATAGGGGTAAGCCCTATCATTTTAATAGGATTGATGGAGACATATAAGTCTGCACTCTCTTATAACCTCCTAGTAGATGAGGACGAGTAATGGGTACTACAGTAGGCTTACGCCCTGACAGCATGATTTATGACCGAGAAACCGGAGAATACTATCGTGTTGGAACTAGCGGAACTGGTCGAGATTATATTGAAGGCTATCCTGATCAGCTTATAGGAGCAATTACTTCAGCCCAAGCAGCAGACGCTTATGCCTCTATGATGGAGCAACAAGGAGTTCCTGACGTTGTTCCATTTAGCACTGAAGATGCTTTGCGACCAGTTCAGGTAGCAGACGGTATAAGCCAAAACGAAATTGATTATGTTGTCGGATTGTTAGATCAGAACCTAGTAACAATTAATGACGTTGCTGCTCAAACAGGAATTCCTGCTTCTGAGATTCAAGCTGTATATAACCAAGTAAAAGGTGTGCAGCCTGAAATCGTAGACCTAACACAAAGCACTGTAGAAAACGAATTAACTAATGGTGTAGATATGCTTGACCCTGAAGCCACAGGGTTAGGTGGTGATGAAAACATTGTTACTGATGACGAACAGTGGGACAAGGTTGATAAAGAAGAAGACATCGATCTACTACTACAAGATGCGCTAGATATATTTGGTTTAGGAAATATTAACAAGGCTATTGTAAATGTTGCTGATGTAATTAATGACCGTAACATCTCCGTTCAAGATGTTGCGGCTGCGTCAGGAAATACAATCGAATACGTCAATGACGCATTTGAAAACGCAGGAGTTAATATTAACAATCAAGGCGAAGGTGAAACAGTTGTTGATGACACAGTTGTCGATGACACAGTTGTCGATGACACTGTAACCAATGGTGATGATATAACTCCAACAACTACTACAAATGGTGGTGGCGCTTGGGAAGAGACAGGTGGAGGTGTTACTGAAACTGTAAGCGAAAGACAAGTTGTTGACGGGCTGATAGTACCAAAGAGAGATGTGGTTGTGGATGATCAACCCAAAACAATTCTTCCCGCTTTGCCTACACCAGAGCCGCCTAAGCCGACAATGAATCTTACTTTGATGCAGTCAATAGTAAACGAAACACCAGTGACAGAATCAATTTTATTTCCAACAAAGTTTACGAAGTTGGAAAACGTACAACAAGGAATGTTTGAACAATTCCTTCGTGCCGCAGGAGGCAGACGATGACTTACCTAGAAGCGATTAACAGTGTCCTTCGGCGGTTAAGAGAAGACGAAGTATCTACTGCATTAGAGTCAAGCTACTCTGCTTTGATTGGCGACTTTGTTAATGACGCCAAAAGAACAGTAGAAAACTCATGGAACTGGGCTGCACTTAGGGAGACTACTGTCATCCCTACCGTGTCTGGTACTGCGGAGTATTCTATTACTGGCTCAGGACAAGAGGCAGTAATCAAATCGGTAGTGAATGACACATCAAACCGATTTATGGGATTGCAAACATCTTCCTACTTTAACAATGTCTACTACAATCAGGACGTCACCTCTGGTAGCCCAGTGGCCTACATAGTCTCTGGTGTGGACTCTAATGACGATTTAAAGGTTAAGGTATACCCACAGCCAGATGGCATATACAGCTTGCGATTTGACCTAGCCAAACCACAAGGTCTTGTTACTGGGGATGCTACTAAGATCAAAGTCCCTTACAACCCTGTGGTTCAAATGGCCTTCGCTATGGCTCTACGGGAAAGGGGAGAGACAGGCGGTCAGTCAGCAGCCGAGCAGTTTGCTGTGGCTTCTACTGCGTTGTCTGATGCAATAGCAATAGACGCTAACCGTTTTCCTGATGAAACTACATTTATGGTGGTATAGATGGCGCAACAACTCCAAAGCATCACCATTACTGCTCCGGGATTCGCGGGTATTAACACCCAAGATGCACCCCTGTCGCAAGAGCCTACCTTTGCGGCAGTAGCAGATAACTGTGTGATTGACAAAGAAGGAAGGATTGCCGCGAGGAAGGGGTATTCTGTTTTAACTACAGACGACACCATCCTTGGATCATCTGACGGCATAGAGTCTATGGGTGAATTCGTAGCAGAGGATGGAGATATTACCTTCTTCTCCTCTGGGAATAATTTAATCATGTCAGGCACTACTACTCTGACTGACGTAACACCTGCGGCCTACACAATCACGGACAACAATTGGAAGTTTGTGTCCTTTAATAACCATATGTATATGTTCCAACGAGGACATGAGCCGTTGGTTTACTCTGATAGTACAGGGACTGTGGTTAAGATGTCCTCACATCCCTCTGCTGCGGGTACTCCTCCGCAAGGACACGAGTGTATTGCGGCGTTTGGTCGTCTTTGGGTGGCAGACTTTACCTCAGATAAGGCTACTATCTACTGGTCTGACCTATTGAACGGCTCAGGGTGGGCAGGAGGCTCGTCAGGCTCAATAGATATTACTAAGGTATGGCCTACAGGATACGACACAATCACTGCTCTGGCGGCTCATAACGGCTTCCTGATCATCTTTGGCAAGAACTCTATCCTTGTGTATTCAGGAGCAGATAACCCTTCAACCATGACGTTATCTGATACAATCTCCAACATAGGGTGTGTTCAGCGAGACGCAGTAGTATCCACTGGTAAGGATATTGTTTTCTTGGATGACTCTGGTGTACGGAGTATCTCAAGGACAATCCAAGAGAAGTCAGCTCCTATTGGTGATGTCTCGAAGAACGTCAACAATGACATCAAGAGTCTGTACGCAGCAGAGACAGGGCATATTAAGATGCACTACTCTCCTCGCGAAGCCTTTGTTCTGTTGAACTTTGAAAACCTGAGTGTGGTGTATGTCTTTGATACACGCTTCCCACTACAGGATGGTAGTTACAGAGCAACGACTTGGAGTCATATAAACTCTAAGTGCTTTACCTCTACCTCTAGTGAATTGTTATATGTTGGTACAGTCTTTGGCATAGCCCAGTACACGGGATATACCGACAATGATACGAGTTATCAGTTAAGTTACTTCAGTCATCCTTTGAGCTTTGGTAATACGTCAAGCCTAAAGTTCCTGAAGAAGATTAACCTCACTACCTTTGACGGCGCTGAGGCTACGGTTGTATTGAACTGGGCGTATGACTACTCTGGTAACTATAGAAAGCAAGCGTATGTTTTGCCAAAGTCTAACGTAGCGCAGTACAACATATCAGAATTCAATACAGATGCTGAATACTCATCATCTATAAGTTTGATTACGCGCAAGAAGATCAACGCCTCTGGACAGGGTACAGTCGTATCCGTAGGGGTAGACACAACTGTTGAGGGTAACTCGATTGCCCTTCAAGAGATTAACATTCAAGCTCTGATGGGAAGGATAGTCTAATGTCGAACTATACCAAAATTACCAACTTCGCAGCCAAGGACGCTTTGGTTAGCGGCAACCCTGCCAAGGTTGTAAAAGGCTCTGAAGTCGGAGCTGAATTTGACGCAATAGCGGTAGCTGTAGCCACTAAGAGTGACTCTGCTTCTCCTACTTTTACTGGCACTGTGACGGCAGATGCTCTTACGGTTAGCGGTACTTTCACTGTAGGTACTGTTGATGGAGGTACTTACTAATGACGCCTGAAGAAATCTTAGATTTTGTAAAAGGAATTCCGGGAAGCCAATTAGGAGGATTAATCTCTGGTATTGGTGGCGCAGCAGCGCAACAGCAAATTATTAAAGATATTGAAGCGCTAGGTAAGCGTGATGTCGCTGCGGTCTTTGGTCAAGAGACTGTTCCTCAGTATGAGGGCGGAATACTTGGCGAGATAAGCCGCCGATCAGAGTTCAAGCCGTTTACTGTGACTACTCCTACTGGCTCGAGGGCAACCTTGGGTGCAGGTGGAATGGATACAATGCTCAGTCCTACAGAGCAAGCGTTGCAGTCTCAACTTCTCGGCTTTGGGTCGCAAGCTTTTGGGACTCTTGGTAGCCCAGAAGCAAGACGCCAAGAGCAAGAGAATGTTATTGGTATGCTGACTCAAGACCCAATGCAGCGAGCCACTCGCGAGCAGGACATCTTTGGTCGCATGCAAGCTACTCTACAGCCTGAGCAGGAACGTGCAAGGCTTCAGCTAGAAGAGCGTTTAGCTAACCAAGGTAGGCTAGGGGTTAGGACAGCTATGTTTGGCGGTACGCCTGAGCAGTTAGCCCTAGAAAAGGCTATTGCAGAACAGCAAGCAGGTCTTGGTGTAAGCGCAATGGAACAGGCTCGTGCAGAACAGGCATTACAATCACAGCAGACCCTTGCGGGATTGGGTGAGACACGAGCAAGACTTGGACTACTAGGCGAGCTAGGTCTATCTTCTATTCCTACTGCTTACGCAGGACAGAATCAGCTACTTGCTAACCTACAGCCACAGCTAGAAGCATCAAGAATTGCTACTGCGCTACAGTCCACTGGTCTAGGTTTAGGTACTCAATTAGCAGAGTCTGGTTTAGAATCTCAGTTAGGTTACGCAGCACTGGCCAACGCTCTGCGTCAGCAACAGTTCCAAGGATTGTTTGATCTGTTGAAGGGCGAACAGCAACCCGCTCAGACCAATCAAATTACTGGCGCAATGGGCGATGCGTTTTCTCAGGCTATAGAAGCATTGAAAAAACAAAACGCCGCAAAAGCCACAGGCGCTTTTATTTAAGGAGTTAAACAATGGCTATAGATATTAACAGTCTGTTTGCGGACATCATTGATACTCCTGAACAGCGTCAGCAGAAACTACTTCAACAGGGTATGCTTCAAGGTCAGCTATTGTCTTCTGGCCTTCGAGGCCGTGCTGCTGCGT